ATCTTTTGTTGCTGACATTAAATATGAATACCTTAATGCAGTTTGTGCCGCCTGATCCATGTCTTGATATGATGTCTTAATACCTTTAGATAGTGCAAATGCTTCCATATTCGCAACTGACATATTAATTCCAAGTTGTTTCAATGGTTCTGTTTCTCCAGAGATTCCGGATCTAATTTTCTCCCATGCAGTTTCTTGATCCAAATTATAAAAAGATGCTAGATCTCCGGAAAGAGAAGCTAATTTGGTAGACATATCAACCATGCCCTGACCTGTTATTCCTGAAGACTTAAGCATTGCTCCCATAGTGCCCGCATATTGCTTAGCTTGTAATTCAGACAGCCCAAAAGCTTTTAATGTAGTTTGTGACCATTGGCTTATTTTCTGAGAATCTTGACCGAATGTTACATCAACTACGTTTTGGACTTCTTGTAGATCTGATGCGAGTTCTATACCTTTTTTCCCGAGTGCTATAAGAGCCACTCCACTCGCTGCCGCTCCTGCTGCAATTGTAGCTCCTGCAATGCCTGCTAATTTAGAAAGCTTAGACGACATGCCTGTAAACACAGATGATTTTTGTTGTACATTATTAACTAAATTTATTATTCTGCTGTTTGCAACTCTTAATGCATTAGTTAATGATGGTCCAACACGCCCAGCAAGCACTAATGATAGCTGCAGTTCTCTTCCTGATGCCATATTATTCACTTCCTTTTTTCGGGATCATTGATTGTAAAATTTCACATATATCATTGTGAAGATCTATTAAATCTAATAGTGTAAGTTTTGATGTTTCAATATAACTCGTGGATGTATGAAAAGTAATAAATGATCTCATTTTTCTTATATATTCTTTATTAATTATTCCTCCGAAACATCCAATAAAAAATTTCTTACTATGCCACTCACTTTTATATAGTCTTTTGCGTTTAGAACCTTTAAATCATTGGGTCCTAATCCAGCAGAATAAGCAAATAATATTGATAAAAGTTTTTGATCAAGCTCTTGTACTGCAACTTGCTGGCCTAGTTTTTTAAGTTCTAAGTTTGCATTGTCTATATCATCTGTTGTTAATCTTTCTAAATCATATTCTATTTCAGTAACTTCTTGCCCATTAATATGCGCCGCTTTTGATAATTTGAATGTTGACATAATTTATCCTCCTTTAAAATTTAAAGAGATACTCATTATAGAGCATCTCTTATTTGTTTCGAATAATCCGTACCGTCTACTTTAAATACATAATTAAGTTTATCGACTTCTACAGCACTTTTACCATCAATTATATGATTATAATACATAACCTCAATATCAATACTTGAATCTTGAGAACTATTAACCTCAACTTTTCCTATGTCTAACTTTTTAGGCATTCCTTTAATAAAAACTTTATGCGATTCAATACCAATTTTATTATTTGCACTATCAAATTTATCTACAACCCATCTTACTTCAATATCTTGAACTTTTGGAATGTATAATTTCACTGCTTCCCTCGTTATATTTCTAAATGTAGCAGAAAAAGACAAGCTTCCTACTTGAGCAAGTGTTGGCCAGTCTATTTCTCCCATAATTCCCGCACCTTTTATTGTATCAGTGAGGTTCTCCATTGACGGAAGTTGAAGGCTTGTGGTATCAGCAAGATATTTATTATTCCCATCTAATTTGCCATAAACTGAATAATTAATAACTTTATTACCTATTTTCATACTCCATCACCTCCCAACAAGTTTGTCAATCCTTGAGCGTCATATTGAATTTTAAATGTTATGCTTTTGCCTATAGGAGCGGTTGTAGTTCCAACATTGAAAACAAAATTACCGTCAGTTATTTCAGCATTAGGATTGTTTGATTCTTGGAATTCAATTTCTCCAAATAATAGTTTGCCTTCATTAACTAAACTATTAAGCCACTGTTGAGACGATACTAAAATCCCTTCAATAACTCTACGAGTAAAAGGAGTATCTATGCTTTCAATAAATCTTTCAATGAATTTGTTGTTCAAATATTGAAGCATTCTAATTGATGCATCGCTTCTATCTTCTGCGTTAATGCTCGCAAGATTAGAGTAATTATAGTTTGCCATATGCGGCCCCCATAACCTCCAAACTCCTCCACAATAATTTAAAGTAGTAATTCCTGAAGCATTAAGCTCGTTCGCTTTTGTTTCATCAAAAATTAACTCTGTTCCGTCGGCTAATACGGTACCATCGGATTGGATTTGTTTATTTGATGGAGAAATATGTGGCGTATTGTCATTGGAATAATCGATTTGCTGCATTAATGCTACAGTTAATGTAGACCCCCAATAATATACCCCACCATATGAAAACTTAGGATAACAAACTTTTAAATATTTGCTGTTATAACTATTCGTAGCTTTCCATGTGACTGCATCAGCGACAGTTAAGGCGTCGGCATCCGAACTATCAATATCAACCACACCAACACATTCATACTTTGATGATATCTTGGAAGCACATTTTGAAGCAATGGCAACGGCAACAGCGGGCTTCTGTGACCATCCCGGAGCCGCGATTATATTCACTATTTGTCCAAAAGTTCTGTAAATATTATCAATTTCGGGCAACGCCGCAATTATATCATCCGTATCAACTTTTGTAATATCAATTTCATCAAAAGTAGCCGATGTACCGTCCGCAATAGTGGTTATTTTTGTTACCTTAACTCTTTCACCGTCATATTCAATAGAGTAATCGGTATCCAATACTTTATCAGTTATTGCAAGCGAACTTAATATTATTGGTTTGTCTATATAGCATACATTATCTGTAAAATTTAATGTCGCTGTACTTGCCTTTTTATGAGTAGCAGGATCCAAAACATTAATAACAAATATAGGACCTATGGTTCCTAATGCGTTTCCAAAATGTGCTTTTACGGCCTCACACAACGAGAATGTATCCCAATCCTCGGAATATCCTATTTTTTGTTCAGCTTCCGATATAGAACTTAACTTAATTGCTTTATTGATTTTTGAGCTGTTATCACTCAAATTTAATTGCTGAATAGGTGCTACACCTATATACACCGGTATTGTTTCAACTCCATCAGGAATTGGAGCATAACCAGATGGTATAATTTCAGCATATACGCCATGTTTGTAAGCCAAATAAATCTACCTCCTTATATAAGATTTTCATGAATTAAATAATTTTCAACTACTCCTGCGGCTGAAAATGTTGAATAACCATACCAATAAGGCCATGTATTTTCATCATTATACATACCTTTTTTGTATGGTTTTGAAATTACTGTTTTATTGTTTATTATCGAACTTGTAACAAGCCATTGTTTAACTATATCCATTAAATTAAGTAAATCAATATATCCTTTTGCATCCGGTACGGTTGTCATGCTACCATTGCTATCTTTATAATACCCTCCACCATATGCACCAAAAACAAGCCTTATAGAATATACATTTTCATTTCCATTATCATCTTCATCATCAAGCATCACTACTATGAATGGAACTTGAAAGCCTTGCGGTAAAAAGTTTTTATGAGGCAAACTACACACTTCTACGTAAGGATTTACATATTGAGGACCATTTTGAGTTTCCTCAAGTTGCATTAATATGTTTTTTTCAATTATTTTTTTCTGAATAAAATCTTTAATTGTTGTTAAGGTATCAACTGAATTCATATTATCCACTTCCTTACATGTTATTTAGTCTGTAATTAACTTCATGTTCTAAACGTTCTTCCATTTTAGCTAATGCTTGTTGACGTATTTTATCAAACACCCCTTCATTTTCGAGCATTTGTGGCACCGACAAAGACCTTAATACTTTTAAATCAGTACGATTCTTGCTTTGTCTTTGCCACACATTAGTTGCATTATTCATCGTCTGTACAAATGCTCCGGGAGTTAAATTTAGTTTTGTATATCCACCTGTTTTTGTGATTTTTACTTGGACTTGCTTTCTCCTATTAATTTTTTTACCATTTTGCATAGGTGGAGTCGATGGTTTAATTTTAAAACGAGTCAAGCTTCTTGTATATCCCTTAGATATAAGTGTAGCTTTTAAGTCTGTTCTTGATGCCTTTCTTTGAGAAAATGTTTCTTTAACATGTTTAGATTGAATCTCATATTTGTTTTTAATTTCTTTTGATGCGAGTGTTTTTGTGAATGCTAATGTTCTGTTTAATGCCGCCGCAACCGCAGAAGGAGCCCTTCGTCCAATTGTATCTAAATCAATTGAAACCCTGTTCATGTTTCTTGTATTAAATATAAGCATATTATCAACTTCCTTTAGCTCGCATC